AAGGGAGAACGCCCCCACCGAGTTAAAAAAGATACTTGAGAATACATTCGGGAAAGGCGATGCTGAGATGTCTATGCAGGAAGCGGTACTTAGAACAGCTTACTTATACGCAATCCGAGGAAAACAGTGGGCGATTCAGTTCATTGCCGATAGAACAGAGGGAAAACCAATACAACCTACAGCCGATGCAACCGATGAATGGGAGAGGGTAATAAAAGAATGTGCAGAATTTTCAGATCAATAAGGAAAAGTATTTTAAGGCTATTGGGTACGCACCCGAATCACCTCAGTGGGATGTACACCGAAGTAATAAAAGGTGGCGAATAAATGTCCAGGGTAGGCGATCGGGTAAAAGTTATTCGGCGGCTCGTGAAGCTGAGGCTGCTCTCTTTGTCCCTGAAACTCGGGGGTGGATTGTTGCTCCAACTTATGATTTGGCGGGGAAGATTGGGAGAGAAGTTCATCAGATGCTTGGAATTAACCTTGGATTCATCCAATCGAAACGAATGGTCTCAGGGCAAATGTTCTACGCTAAATGCAAGAACGGGAGCGAGTTATGGCTTAAGTCAGCAGACCGACCCGACAGTTTGCTCGGAGAAGGGTTGGACTTCATTGTTGGAGACGAGGTCGCAGTCTGGTCAAAGATCATATTCGAGCAGTACCTCAGACCAACGCTCTCCGACCGACTCGGGTGGTTTCTTGGCAATACCACTCCCAGGGGGTTTAACTGGATATATGATTTATACCAACGAGGGCAGTCTAATGATTTCCCCGAGTGGGATTCCTGGCAGCACCCAAGTTCAAGCTCACGGTACTTCAGGGATAGCTTAAGTGAATTAAAGCGTGAGCTTACTAAGGAAACCTATGAGCAAGAGATTCTTGCCAGATTTACTTCCTTTGCGGGGAAGGTTTTCCCCTTTGATCGTAACACCCATGTAAAGAAGATAGAATTCAATCCCGCCTGGGAGACGTTCTGCTCTATTGACTTTGGGTATCGAATGCCAGCCGTTATTTGGGCACAAGTAGGGAAAGTCGAAGGCGGTCATGAGATTCACATCATTGATGAAATTATACACGAGACTGATATAAGGACTGAAGAACTTGCGGATAAAATACTGGCGAAAGGGTACCCCGTCCAGAAATACTTTTGCGATCCCGCAGGTGAGGGTGTCCAATCAAGTTCAGGACTTGGCGATGTTACCATCTTCCGAAGGAAAGAAATTTCCCCCATCTCGTATAAGACAGATAAAATATCTAGGGCTTTACCTTCAGGCATTGATTTAGTCCGCAGCTATCTTGAAAACGCCGAAGGGAAAAGTAGGCTTTTTATTTCGGATATATGTAAGGGTATTATTGTGGATTTTGAGAATTACAGATACCCCGAGAAGAAAGAGGAAAGACGATTAAGGGACGAGCCATTAAAAGACGGGTATCACGATCACGGCATGGATGCGGTTCGTTATTTTTTCACAAATAGGTTTCCTATCGTTAAACGGGAGGCGATTGAGGTACAAAGGTATTGGTAAATGATTATTCCCGATTTAAGTGAACAAGCGGTTATAGCAAGTATAAAGAATTGGATTGATGATTCTCATATAAGAGAGAAGGAAGCTCGGATTAACTCGATGAACTACTATGAGGGGGTGAACCTGGAGGGGGAGACCCGTAAGTGGTTTGATAGCCATGCTCTCAAATACGCCCCACCCATGGCGATTAATATAACTAAGAAGCTAATTGATGCTCGGTTTATTTCGTATAAGACCGCACCAGAGCGGAAGGCTGATGACAAGTATCTGGATATAATAGGCGACCTAAATCAAGACATGGTAGAAATGGATAGGCTTACAGGGTTACTCGGGACCATTGCTATGCTTCGTTACTACGACGAGAATAAGGGAGTATTAAACTCCCACATCTTAACAGATTTTGAGCCTCTATTCGTCCCTAATAACCCCGCTCCTGTTGGTGTTGTGTACCCCTTATTCAGTCATGGTCAGGCACAAGAGCAAGAGCAGGAATGGGTATTCTGGTCAGACGATCTTCATTTCAAGATGCTAAAAGGGGGGCAAATCATTCATGTAAATGAGGAAGATACAAACCCAATAGGAATGATACCGATAGTTTTCAGTCATCTTTACTCGATGATGGGAAATGAATGGTGGCGTACGGGGAAGGGGATAATGCTGTCAAACGCCAATCAGCTTTACAACGTGTTCGGCACACAGCTATCGCTTGGGAATATGTACCAATCTTTAGGGCAGAGTGTTCTAACGGGGGTAGATGAAGCGACTCGAATCAAGATGGACGTATCGAAGCTATTGATTCTTCCTGAGGGGGCTAATTATTCTATCGTCTCGCCATCAGGGTCCCTTGGTGAGATCAGGGAAAATATGAGATGGGTCGTAGAGACGACAGCTCACGCCCTTCATCTCAAGGTTAAATGGGGAAGCGAATCAGGGTCAACATCAGGAGAGCATCAGCGTGTACTTGAGGTCGATCTCACTGAGGCGGTGATGACTGACTTCGAGCGGTGGAGAAAATTTGAGAATCAGAGGTTTGAATTAGATAGGGTAATACTGGAAACGAATGGCATAAATGTGGGGGATGAATACAACGTTGATTTTACCGAGCCTCACATCCCGCTATCCCCGAAAGAAGAACGAGAAGAATGGGAGTGGAAGTGGGCGAATGGATTAGCTACAAAAAAAGATTGGTTTAGGCACTATAACCCCGATTTCAGCGATGAAGAAATAAATGAGAAACTAACCGAGACTAAAGAGGAATCGCAACCGCAACCTCAAGAACAACAGGGTCTATTAGGAGCCCTAGCACGACAAGTTGCCTAACATACAAAAAGAAATAGAACTGGCGGCAACCGAATTTGCTACGGCGATGGAAATAAAGATGGAAGCGTCTGTTGTAAATGCTATTATGGACCTCCAGGCACAGGGGTTAGCTAAAAATGAAATCTTTCTAGCCCTCTCAGCGTTGGACATGGAAGATTTTATTCTAAATGATATTGGCTTTGGGGCTGATATTGACAATTTAATAGCACGTTATCAAACGGGTATCCTCGCTAATATGGAAATGTTTGGATCGGTGACCGAGCCTATGCTGCAATCTTTAGTAGCTATGGATAAAGCCACCTTTGTGAAACAAGCGGGGTACCAGGCGAATCTTATTAAGCAGGAATTAGGGCGTAAGATATTAGGGGGAGCAACAGAAGCAGAGATGCTTAGCTCCCTGAAAACAATTGTTAGACCAGACCAGGCTAAGACGCTTGTGAATACTTCGCTAAATACCTTCAGCCGTACCGTAAATGTACAGATGGCTGAAAGTTTACCTGCTACTCAGAAGTATGTTTACGAAGGGGCGATAGATGATAAGACTCGGGATATCTGTCTACAAATGGCAAGTGAGGGGGAAATGACATTTGAGAATATAGAATCTACGTACCCTGGTGCCTTTCAAGACGGGGGAGGATATAATTGTAGGCACCGATGGATACCAATCGAGGCTACAACAACGACCCTCCTTGATAAGTCTGGAGCTAACCAAAGGATTGAATCGTTACAATCTCAGGGGAAATGGAGTACCCCACAAACACCTAGGGAACAATTAAGTGGCTAAGAAATTCTCAGATATCCCTCCTCGTAACCCCGCCGCATGGACAAAACTCGGGAATAAGGTAATCGGGATGATAAAGAAATGGACAATAGAAGAGGGGAGGGATGTATTCGGGAAGAAGTTTCCTAAGTATTCTACCAAATATAGGAAAGCGAAAATAGCGGGAAAATTCAAACGGCAAACCTCTCGGTCGGGGAAACCTAATTTCGTTTTAACTGGTGATACTATGGGGGATCTAAAGGTATTAAAGGCTACAAAAGACTCAGTCATAATAGGATGGACTTCCTGGGGTCATGTAATAGAGCGATTCGCCGACGTTAATTTGGGATCGAAAAGAAGAGCCGTGACTACTAAAGAAAAACCAGTGGCAAAACACATAGCGGATTTTATTGTAAAGGATTATCTAAAACAGATGGATATAAACATCCGCCAGATACCCCCACGTACAGTCATCAAGATTGGGAAATAGGGGCAAGATTTTATGAATAACTATAGGAGGTCAGAATGACCGAAGAAACTCAAGAGGCTCAGGAGAGTCAAGCACCAGAACCTGAAGTACAGGAATCAACTTCAGGCGAGGATTACGCCGAATTCATAGCAGAAAGTAAAAAGTATCGGCAACGAGCACAGAAAGCAGAAACGAAGTTAGGCAAACTTCAGAAGCAAGTGGAAGTAGATAGGCAGAAACAGATGGAAGAAAATCAGCAGTGGCGTGAACTCGCTGAAGAGCGGGGGAAACAGATTGCTGAATTAGAACCCATTGTTGAACGGGCGAAAGCCGAAGATGCTACCATGCGAGAAGAACTGCTCTCTGATTTCCCCGAGGAAGATCGGGAAGATTTCAAGGAACTTCCAACACCCGCCCTGCGGAAAGTTCATGGAAGACTATTAAAACCTAAACCCGCCAAGACTGAAAACTCAGTTGCAGGAGTTTCAACTACCTCGTCGAAGAAAATGTCTGAGATGGGTAAAGATGAAAAGCGAAGTAACTGGGCAGGAATCGTGGCGGGGTATAACAAAAATAGGAACTAAAAATGGCAGAAGTAACATTAACTACTGCAGCAAACTTCATCCCCGAGCTATGGTCGGACGGAATTCTTGACTACGCAGAACGGGCTTTCCAGTTACGTAATCAGGTAACCGATCTATCAAGCATGGTTTCGGCAGGTGGCGATACTATCCACGTTCCAAAAGTAACCGAAGAGACAGCGGCATCATTGTCCTCTGGCTCCGCTGTTACCTATGGTGCGAACACGGATGGTAAG